CCCAACGTGATGACCCAGCTGTTGCGGTTGCAGCAAGTTCTGTCCGGTCACACGAAGCCTGACGATGGTGAACTTGTAGAGATACCCGACAATCGAATCAGCGAGCTGTTGAACTGCCTCGAGGAAGTCGATGGCAAGGTGATTATCTGGTCACGGTTCCGTTACGACATGCAGCGGATCACGAAGGCCCTAAACGTTGTGTATGGCAATACCAAGGTGGTCACGTACTACGGTGACACGGATGACGAACAACGGACCAAGGCCATTGAGAAATTTCAGAACGGCAATGCCCGGTTCTTTGTCGGCAACCCACAGACAGGTGGGTACGGGATTACACTGACGGCGGCGAACACCGTTATCTATTTCGCTAACAGTTTCGACTTAGCCGTTCGTATGCAGTCGGAAGACCGGGCGCATCGCATCGGTCAGAAGAGTAGCGTCACGTATATCGACATGATTGCGGAAGGCACGATTGATGAGAAGATCGTGAAGGCGCTGCGGAGCAAGATGGACATCGCCACAACGGTGATGGGGGAGGATCTACGGAAATGGTTAGGATGAATGTAAATGGGTAAGAAATTTAAGTCATCTCACATGCGCGCGCCCGACTTGTCTCGAAACACTCACATAAAAAGAATGCTTCCTGAAAACTACGGGCTTTGTGATTTAGACGAGAATCCTGAAGGAGCGATAGAAGTAAACAATCGATCTGCTCGACGAGCAAAGGCATCACAACAACGAAAGTTCGTGAAAAGGTGAAGTAACCAATATGAAATACAACATGAAATCTGTTGAAACTGTCTACAATGGAACAACCTTCCGTTCTAGGCTTGAAGCCAACTGGGCGGCTTGCTTCGATATATACCGCTGGCAGTGGACATATGAACCTTTCGACCTTGATGGATGGTTTCCAGACTTCTTACTGAAGTCAGAAGATTCGGAGCGCCCTGATGTTCTTGTAGAGGTGAAACCCCTGACATCTTTCTGTGAGGAGACCGCTCAAAAAATGCGGGAGGCTTTAGAGAAAACAGATAACCATCATGTTCCCGCCCTTTTAGTTGGAACAGAACCCTTCTGGTCAGAAGAATGGGAACAGGTATGCGTTGGATGGTTGCTGGAGTATACGGGTTATGAGGACGGTTGGTCATGGGATGAAGCCCCCATGCGGTATGTCGATTGGTCCTATTGTTCTGATGAGTCTTGGGAGGACGCTTGGAAAGATCCAAGACGCCCCAAAGCTAGAATAGATTTTTGTCATGCGACGATGGATTATCGTCATCGCATTACAGGTTATTACGACGGTAATTCTGGTTCTGGCCATGGTTCGATGGCCACGAAGACGTTTGCAGAGAGAGGTTTTTCTGAAGCTAAGAAACAAGTTCAATATCAATCAAAGGGAAGAAAAGATGCCTGACATTACGAAATACAAAAGCGTAGCCATCTCGCTACAGTCTTACAATGACCTCATGGCCATGGCGAAACCAAACTTCAGGTCAGCGGGTCAGCAGATCGCGTTCTTGGTGGACGAAGCCAAGAAGGCGCCATCGGACAAGCAAGTTCGCAAGTTCTATGCGTCTCTCTTGAAGAAGACGTACTCGTCATGACGCCCGATGACCTGGAGACGATTTACCAAAAGTCATCAAGGGCGGCCGTTAAGAACCTAAACGGTTTACCACCGACCATGAAGATGTGGATCTTGTACCGGATTGCGATGGAGTACAGCGCCCAGGCACTGGGCATATCTCGCATGAACTACTTCATGTCGCGATTGCTATCGGAGTCGCTAGGTATAGAAGACGGCGACCCGGACGCGGGATTTCATCGCGCCCTAACGCCCTTTGACGAGGAGGAAGAGATACAGCATTAATTCAACGGGCGGCGGCAGCGAGGACAGATGAGCTTACTGTCCTCGATTTGGGGGCGCGTCTCCTCGCCACACCAATCACATTCTTTGATGTCTGACCCTAGTTCTTCTTCAACTTCCATAGAATAAACTTTTCGCCGCATGGCTTGCCTGATTGATCTACGCATTGCATTGGTATGGCCTTGGCATTTGGATCAATCTTCTGGTGACCCACGTAATGCCACTCGGCTCCCTGTTCCATCTGTTCCTTGGCTTCCTTCAGAAACTCATGATTGTCCGCTACGAACAACGCCGATATCAACAATATTATTTCAGTCATATTCTTCTCTCTACTATCTGTCTCATTTTCTCTGGTCCGTCATGCTCAATCCCTTTATCTATCCCCGGATACTCACACGCAAAAAACCAGTGACAGGAATGAAAGGAGTCCTTCTCCATTAAACTCCAAAGAATCTCCTCCCACTCAGGAGACAATGTGTCTGGAACTTTTCCTAATGGTTGGCGCTTTATGCGACTTCTATTTAGATCTCTAACACCCATGTTACGCACACCTCATTTACGAAAGTAAAAGTTTAAGTACCAACCAAACTAGATCGCTCATATCCCACACATCCCATCACACTCGTTTTGCATTAAATCGTTGAACAGATCTTGCTGCCCAGTTTCACTTGCCGTGTTGAACCTGACCTCGCGCAGCGGAACCCTTTGCGCGTGTAGGTATCGCTGCCCGTGGAACTTGCCGCCGTCCATCTCTGGATCACGCAGCTTCTCATCGATCTGGCAAGCTTCCTCAAACTCTTCTGGATAGTTGTTCTTTATGTGGCTCCACTCATGGTCATCATGAAACGGGCACCCGATACATGCCGACTTGGCCAACGTCCGTTGCGGGTGACGCTCCCGAAACCAATCAAGGCAGTCGTATCGCCGCATCTCTTTCTCGAGCAACGGCCAACGGTTCGTGACCCATGAATCAGAGCTCTCCTTCATGCGCTGCACCTCGTCACGGCTGATACCCATCCACATTTCCACCATCACGCCCTTGGGTGTCCGCTGCCTTGGCTTCAGGCCGATCAGTTCACGTACCTTCTTGCGTATGGGCTTGAGCTTGTACTCGCTGGTACACTGCCGCCGAGCCATGCCAAACGTACCGTCTTTGTTAACCATGAAGAACGGTATCGCTGAGAAGTTATGACCTGTCGTATTCAAATTGTTCTCTAGGTCATGCTTTATGTTTCCAGATGTTACACGGTGAACGGGGAACGATATCTGCTTCTCCAGCCAATCCAGATGTCCGTAGACCTCTTTCGGTTCCCATCCCGTGTCCGCGAATATCGCGCAATCAGGTCTGGGGCCAAACGCTTCGCTCTCAGCCATCAACGCCATAACGGTAGACTGAACGCCAGCGCCGAGGCTCAACACCCGGAGCGTCGGATTCTCAAGAGGCTTCGGTAGTATACTCTGTACCCAATCAGTCATGTTCCCACCTATAGAATATATGATCACCGATTGTTACAGTGTGTTTCGCCCTGTAAGACCAATCTGGTGACACTCTCGTCGCGTGATAGTGCGTTGCACCATACGTTATATCCTCAAGTTCCTCTGTCGCAACTCCCGTCGCAATGTTCATCGCCCATCTGTAAGCGTCATAGTCCGTTGGACGATCCGATCTGCCGTCGCAGTACCATGAAAACTGGCACTTGTGCCGAATCGGCAAATTACTATCAGGATACGTCGGACCTTGCGTGATAACGTCACAAGCATGATCAGGGTATCGATCATCAAGAACCCTGTTGATCACTACTTGAGCCACGGCCACCTGACCTTCGATGGGTTGATTACGCGCCTCAAAATAGATGTTCAGCGCCAGACACATGATTATGGCTTCCATTGTTACTGTTTCTCCTCATTACGACGAGAGCGATAAGCTGCGGTTTTACAGTATTCACTGCACCATTTGCGTCCCTTCCTTGGGACGACATAGTTTGAACATCCGTCGCGGATACATTCGTTAATCCCTAATAGGTCACGCATTAAAAACATAATCTCATTGAAATCCTCGTCATTACGTTCGTTCATCATACTGACGATATTCCTTAATCTCTCCCTCCTATCAATGGTCTCAATTTTCTTGGTCATCTGTCTCTGCTACCTTTATTGCGTTTCCGATTTCTTCTGCGATTTGCGGGACGATGGAGTTTCCCAAGGCACGGAGTTGAGGTACTCGGTTGGGTAGCCCATTAACCAAGCGACCCACAGAGGGCTCAACTGCCCACCACTCTTCTGGTCTAGCTTCACCATGTCCCCCAAGTTGGCCTGATAACCCTTTTCCATTCTTGCTTTTATCTTGTCCGGGTCTTGATACTCCCCGCCGCCCTTCTCCCTTGCGTTGGGTGTCGGCCACATTCGCTTCACCACTTGTACGCGCAAACTGTCCCTCGTTCCCGCGTGATCCGTCCGTAGTTCCCACTCCGTCGCGGCCCCGTGCTTGGCTTCCTGCGCCCGTGGAGTCGGCCACATTGTCACCGCCGTCTCCAGCGTCAACGCTTCCTTCGCCCCGCTGGGCCTTGTCCCCTTGAACTCGATTGCCGCACCCCTTGGTGTCGCGTCGGGCGTCGGCCAGAACTGCTCTACCGCATAGTCCAGCCTGTCGTTCCGAATCTTCCCGTCCTTCCTCACTACCGTTGGGCCACTGCCCCTGTGTGCGCTGGCTGTCGGGGTCGGCCATAAACCCAAACCCCAACTGCCGCTGTCTCGCGTTGCCATCGAAGGCGCCATCTGGTTCGCTTTGGCTGTCGGCGTGTGCAACAATCCAGATCCGCTGCCTGATGTGCGGGGCTCCAACCGCGCAAGCTGGAATATTAAACGTCCTTGTGGCGTAGCCTTCGCTCTCCAAGTCAGAGAGTACTTCGTCCAAGCCCAAGCTGATGATTCCAGCAACGTTTTCTCCAACAACCCAAGTGGGCCGGCATTCCCTGATAAGCCTAAACATCTCTGGCCAGAGGTGACGGGGGTCGTCTTGAGCCTGCTGCCGCCCTGCGTGACTGAATGGCTGGCAAGGGAATCCTCCGCAAATAACATCGGGATCTGGGTCGGGTAAGTCGGATCTTCGGACATCGCGTATGTCTCCTAGCACGGGAACGTCGGGCCAATGATACCTTAACACAGCCTGACAGTAGGGCTCTTGTTCTATGAAACAGCTCGTCTCAAAAAAATCGGTGGCCTCGAGCCCTCGCGCAAAGCCACCGATCCCAGAAAACAGGTCCAAGGTTTTAAGTTTCATGACCCCAACGGCATCAGCCAATCGGGCTTATCAACCTCCGATTTGCAATTGCGGCACGTTAAAGCGTCCCAATTCAAATGGCCAACCGTCATCTTTTTGAAACAATGCGGACACCATATTTCGCAGCTTTCCGTTTCCGCTTCCATAATTCTGTCAGGAGAAACGGGACCGTCGATCTCCACAACGTCGGTCCCGTCACTGTTCCATGCCGTTATCTTGAACGTCATGTTTCTTCCTCTCTATCTTAGGGGTGTGCTTCGGAGATATGCGACGATACCCCCGAAGCCAAAACAGAATCTTGCGAATGAACGTCATACGGAAATAGAACGATGCGTCATGTGATCACGAACCATGGACGCATGACCCCTGTACGTGTTCCCATTCTCATCCTCTAACAGAATAGGCTGTTTCCGTGCGCGGGTGTTTAATCCCGTGATCTTCATGGTCCTACCCTCGTAGTCCATGAACGTCTGATCAATCCACGCGGGATCAAGATCATACAACTCCGACAACTCAATGTAGGCCGCACGTTCTTTGTTCTGAACGACACCGTTCTCGTCAACAACGGCACAATTAAGAGTAGCCTTGAAGTTCGTATCGGAATACGAAATGCCACCCAGCTTTAAATCTAGGGAAATGTTTGCATTACCGTCACGCAAGTCTTCCGCGACATAATCCAATGCCCTCTGTATTGCGTCACGAATTAGGTTGATGTTGGACTTATCAAAGGTATCCATCTTGTTCTCCTTTCTAAATGGATTGTTCCTAAACATACATCTCCCACTTCCATGGGTCAAGCAAATACGGGTTCGACCCACTTGCGTCTATATAGGGGCAAAAATAAAAAAACAGTTTGAAAAATAAAAAAATAGGAAAAAAAAGTGTAACATGTGTAACGGAGCATGGTTCATGGACCAAAGATGTAATTGCATCAACAATTTAACAATGATCAACTCGTTACACTGCTCGTTACACTTGTAGCAAAAACAGCTGTTTCGTTACACTTTTTTCTAGCCGTGGGCAGATTTCAGATTTGAAAAATCTCATTTGATTTATAAAATGCTCCATATATAGGAGGAACCATGTCAAAGCGTTCTATTGAAACTAGAGCTTCTGAAATCGAAGAAAGCCATGGTCGTAAGCTGACCAACAGGCAAAAAGAGTTTGCCCGGTACTATGTTGAGGGAACGCACTCTAATGCATCGTGCGCTCGTATGGCCGGCTACTCTAATAAAAACGGGATTGCCAAGATACAAGCGTGTAAACTTTTGGACCCGAAGACCTTCCCGCATGTTGCTGAATACATAAGTGAACTGCGGGAGGACAGGGAACGAAAGTATGGTGTAACGCTCATAGGTCAGCTTCAAAGATTTAGTGAATTGTCAAAGTCCGCAGAGGAGAACGGGCAATTCTCAGCAGCGGTAAACGCAGAGAAGATCCGGTCATCGTTGGGCGGCCTGACAATCGACAGAAGAGAGACAAGCCACTTCCATGCTATTGAGGCTATGTCGCGAGAGCAGATAGAGGACAGACTGAAAGAATTGCGCGGAGCTCATCCAGGCGCTTTTGTTGATGCAGAGTACGAGGAAGTGAATGGCGCAAAAACCAGAGACATTGCTTTGGAACAGATTGAAGCAAAAGATACCCCAGCATTGGAACGTGACGCGGATTGAAAACCGCATGGGCGGGGGCGTTCCCGATGTTCACATATGCGCCGAAAGTTACCCCTTTTGGGTAGAACTCAAAACAACCAAAACTAACCGAATTAATATATCGTCGGGTCAAATCGCTTGGAATCATGCGTATTGGCGTTCGGGCGGTGTTAGTTTTTTCTTGGTACACCCCCTCAAAGGCCGCAACCTATATTTGTTTGCGGGGGACAAGGGTCGGGAGTTAGCGACCCATGGTCTGGCGGTTCGGGGATCGGGGTCGGGGGCCAAAACGTCCGTGGATTGTCTGTGGTCGGGGTCGGGGCTCGAGGAGCTTTGGGGTCGGGCCTTGGATCTGAGTCGGGGTCGGGTCGGGTCGGGGACCTGAGTCGGGGTCGGGGTCGGGTCGGGGTCGGGGAATCCGGGGGGTAACCCAAGACCAATCAGATACAACCCCCCCGGCCCAAGTGCCCAGGCTCATTCCCGGGCAAATAAATGCCCCGTCCGGTATGAGGTAACCCGGACGGGGCTGGGGGATAGTCAATCCCCCGTTATGCGGCGACGCGTCTTTTCGCGGGGCCGTGCCCGACGAAGCCAACAACCACGCGCCGCCGCTGGTGTTGGCATAGTTGGCATTCTTTGCAGCTGGTGTCCTTGTACTGCGCGGGGCAGACAGCGACTTTTGCCCCGTTTGGCGTTTCGGTTTTCGTGCCCTCAAAATCATGGGGCAGTGTAACACATACGGGACCCGCCCCACTAGCCAGTAATTGGTCGGCATGCTCGAGATTGTTAGCGGACAGGTTGACCGTGAACCCGTTTTCGTTTGCCCATTTGACGCTGGCCAATTGTGCAGGGGTCGTGGTCTTATGAGTGTAGGTAAACCCGCGCTTGCCAGTGTTGGCTTTTACCAGATCGGAAAGCTTGCCCTTGTGGATCCGCTCACCTACCCCCGGCAAATCGCCGGCTTGGTTATGGCGCCATATCTGGCCGTCGGGCAGATCGGATATCCGCGCCATGGTCTCGGACCAATTGTCCGCGAATGCGTCGACTTCGGCCCAGCGGTGCTTGAGGGGACCATACTCGGCATAGCACCCGCCGCCGTCTTTTAGTGGACAGCTCGGGGGGCAACTTTTCTCTTCGGTTGTTGTAACGGGAATGTTGCCCGTTTTCGCGTTGCGCGACTTTTCAACAAATCTAGTTTTCATGACACACCTATTCGGTTGTTGGATTGACTGAGCGAACCGTACCATAAAAACGGGATAAAGCAAACATAAAAAAGGCCCCGACGCAAAAGGGGGGAACGTCGGGGCCCGTTCAGGGAGTATCTAGGAAACGTCAACTATACGTCGGGTCGGGGTCGGGGGTCAATAGGTCGGGTCGGGTCGGGCCAAGGTCGGGTCGGGATTGAGTGTTGACCCAGGAACCGCCGGCACAGGTCCCGGAGGCTGGGGGTTGAGGTCGGATCGGATAGATGGCCGGCGGCCTCCCTGGTCCGGGCCTCGAGCACGGCGGCCGGTATCATACCGACCCCCGCTTAAACTCGCTCAGAGTGTTGGCCCAATAGATCGCGGCCCAGCTCCCGTCTACTTGGTTCAAGTGTTCAAACGATGTCGTCTCTCTGACGATCCTCTCCAGAGCGGACAACCGCCGCTGGGAGAGTGAGGGGGCTTCCGCCCCCCCGTTGGTTGGAATGTTATTCATTGCTTGGGCCATCAGGAAAAGGGTCAACGTCATCTATAACTTTTAAGACTTCGTCGAAAGTGTTGGCTTCTGCTGACCAAGTTCCCCCGATACCATAATCGGCTTCGCGAATAATCCAGAAACGACTCCATTCAGGCACTTCGCGTTCCTTTGGGTTGGCGTGTTCAATGAAAACTTGAAAGCCATTGAAAGCCCACGATGGGCAAGCGTCATTTCCATACGAAACATCCTCCCAGCCTTCGGGCATTGTCAGATCAGAGACGCAATCATCAAACCTAGGCATCGGCTATTTCCCGAATCATTTCCCCATAGCCTTCAGCCATTGCGAACTTGAAGACATGCCGTTCTAGTTCTTCCAGATTATCGCTTGTGAAATTTGAACGGTCTATTGTGACGCCATACTTGCCCCCAACCGAATGGTTAGGGGGAGTCCATTCCCCGTTGGTGATCTCAACATACAGACATTCCGCAAGAGAATGTTCGTATGTATTGAGATAAGCGAACCCTTCCATGACATGGTCGCCATGATACGGTTCACTATCTTTTTTATATTGGCGGGTGGATTGGAAAGCTTTGAAGAAGTGTTCTTGGTCATCCATTTTGCTATCCTTTCTAAATGGAGATTGTTGGTGGAATCAATATACTAAAAACTAACCCATAAAACAAGGGGGGCTTTCGCCCCCCCGTTGGTTGGATTACTCATTGCTTGGGCCATCAGTTTATCTCCGGAATCTGATCCCAACACCATAATTCTAAGTTTGTGTCACTTTCGGATTCACTATAGCAATTCGTCCACTTTGGGAGATTTTCCACGCACCATTTGTCAATACGCTCATAATCCTTCCAAGAAAAGTCATGACGGTCACAACTACCTTTGCCATCATTGTGAACACGACCAAGTCTCTCGCCGTCAACGTACAACGTTCCTTCATAGCAAGGCGTTTCCTCAGACATTGATTTGTAATATTTGATGTTTTTAAGTTCTAGTTTCATCGTATCTTTTCTCCATTGGTTGTTGACTATGTGAAGAGTATCCCATGATATTGGTACAGTCAACAACTAAGGCCCCCAAGTCGGGGGCCTTTTTTATGGTCGGGTCGGGTCGGGTCGGGTCGGGTCGGGTCGAAACGATGCCCAGCTGGGCATGGCCGCCGGGGATCGGCGGCCGTTGTATATTAGGACCAGGCTCAAGGCCGGCCTCAAAAAGAAAGGGGGCCTAGGCCCCCTCAAGTCACTCCAATCCTAATTCGTTTAGAACGTGTTCTACGGGAAATTCAAAATGCTCCGCTAATTCCTCTGGAGTATGTGAAGCGTCACACTTGTCACATATCCACAGCGGTTCCTTGTCGCTTGAATACTCTGGCCGTGGCCAATGTAAAAGGGAATGAGGGGAATTGTGCGGGTCGAATTGTGACCCGCACATTGCACAAGGTAAGGTGGTGTCTATCATTGGTCATGCACCTGAATAAAAACATCACCGAATGAGATCAAATCATTCTTACGGCCAACGTAGAAAGGGTTTTCAAAGTACACTTGATTGCACCACCGCATCCCGTGAATGATTGTCAAATCACATGGAGGTATCCTAAACGTAATAGGAAACGCACCAAGTGAACCGCTATCAACGCCGTATTCAAACATGCCTTCTAGGTCTTCAAATCCGCCGTCTCCACCCGTGTCGAACAAGGCACAAGAATGATCCGTGCCGTCGTAATCTTTAATCGTGTGAATGCCTTCAACATGGTCCGTCCAAAAACTACAGGACGTTACTAGTTCTTTCCAAAATTTATCTGACGTTTCGTTAGGGTTCTGTAACAGATAGCATGGATCACCGATAATATACGCGCCTTCTGGTAGGATGTTTTTTGAGTGAACCGACGCCTTATCTATAAGGTCGATTTGATTGCGAAGTGTGTTGCTTACCATGATAGTTACCTCATTTAATATTTGACTATGCCAGTATAATGGGATAATCTCTTCATAGTCAACAACCAATATGGAGTATCAAGTTATGGCAAACCCTTTAGGAAAATCTCGCGACACCGAAAACCCCTACGCGAAGTTTGAAGTTCGCGTTCCCGACCTTGGCGTGGTGGAGCATTGCATCCTGAAAACGTACAAGCTTCCAGAGAATGAAGGCGAGTATGCGACATGGTTCACGGCGGGTCGTTCTGAGGCTACAGGTGGATCATGGGAATATGGCGATATGTACAAGGCAGACTTTGAGGAGCATCATACCCTCACATATGCCTCGCCTGAATTTCAGAAAGCATACCCGAAACTCATGCTCAATATGATGACGGGAATTTCGGCGTGAGAGTGCCGCAAGTCACGCCGTCATGGGCCACTGGCATCTACATCGGAAACGGTGTAGTTGCCACACCTAAAAAAGTTAAGGATAAGGCATGCCCCGAATGCCAAGGCGAAGGCATCATTGAACGGGTCAATTGGAACGGACCTTTTGAGGAGCCATGCCCCTACTGTTACGGAAGCATGGGTCGGGTAAACATCAACGTTTAAACCTAAATACTCTCTAAACTTCGGGCCCCCACATCGGGGGCCTTTTTTTATGGCCAGCGGGTCGGGTCGGGTCGGGTCGGGTCGGGATAGGTCGGGTCGGGTCGGCCGCCGCCGGCCGGGGCCCTAGGGCCGTGGTTATATATTAATTAATCTAGCAGATCGGACAGAGCTCGAGCCTGGCCGGCGCTGGGCGCCCAGACACAAAAAAACGGGCGACCATCTCTGGCCGCCCGTTGTTGAATCATCTGTTATGCGCCGCGTAGAGAATCGGCGATATAGGATGAATCTGTTCAGGCTCTAATTCTGAGTCGATGGCACGTTTAACAGATTCCAAGAATTCATCGTCATTCTTAAAACTATGGCGATACTCGGAATCGTATCGCCACCAATTATCGCGATATTCGACAGATACAGTATCTCCTGTCCCATCGTCCCGAATGATTGGTTGATTTGTCATCTGTCGGTCTCCAACCAAATGCCAAGCAATACAGCAGCAATAACTACCACCGAGAACACTTGGCCATAGATCATAGGGATTGTGAAATATTCAGGAATCAACAGCATGATGAAAACTGGGCTGAAAAATCCGAATATGCACAGTGATAATAGGATAATCAGAATCCTATGAAACGTTTGAACAGTCATAGTTCACTCTCCAAAGTAATGGGCGGGAATCGCTTCCCGCCCGTGTTGATCACCATATGGCCACGGTTTCACCATGCCATAATTGTGCTTCAGCAATCTTTCGTTTCTCGTTTCGGATAATATCCTCGTTTAGATCCTGAACCACCCGAACCAATTGTTCGTATTGGTCGTCATCCATTTCGGATAGATGCGCGGCCGTTTTCTTTCGGCTCGCATGGGTGTGTTGAGGGTTTAACGCGTACCATCTTATGAAAGATTTATAGTCCATAACTTACTCTCCATGAAAATGGGCGGGAATTGCTTCCCGCCCGTTGTTGATCACTTGATTTTGATAGCCCGACTACTAAACGAAACTGCTGATCTGCTAGGCTTCGTTCTCTTGAAGCTATCAATCTTTTCCTGAGTCCCGCCTAACTCTAAGCAGTATTTTTTAAGTTCTTCGTAATCCATGCGGGTGGAAACTGCTGCCTTGATGTCGATAGTCCATGTTTCACCAAACGCAACCCCATGTCGTAAAAACTCACGGGCATGATCCTTCGCGGAAGGCTTATCTTTAGTGGCACTATTTAGAATCTTCGCATAGTGATCAGCCTTACCGCAAAAGTCTATGAACTCAGAAGTCTTGGTTATGCTCTGTTGCACACCGTTGTGATCTTCGTAAGTGAATGTCTTCATGGTAATACTCTCCTTTGTTATCGATTCAAAGCCTCATTATCTTTTGGCTCCTTGACCGCGTCCCGTTTACGGGCTCGCTTAATGTACAAGTACATTACCATGAACATGGGATAGATGCACAGAATAATCGTCCCATTAAATCCCATGACCATTTCTCACAGTGAAACGCCATCGGGACAGTGGGCCTAGGTACTTAGACCGGATTCCGATTTTTGCTAGACGCCCGACATCGGGCGGGTCGGCCTGCGGCCGCCGTGGTCTGTCGACACGACAGTGTAGACAGTGTTTTGAACAAATATTTCATTGTAATTGTCATTGGACCATGTTCCGTGTACGTTTCTCCCATGAGTTTGAACGCCCCTGAAGAGGTACTGCGTGAGGTCTTTGCTTTGGAGCAGGCGCAAAAGCGTCTGGCCATTCGTGACAGGGCCAGTGCTTCTTTTATGGAGTTTGTAAATTACGTTTACGATGGGTTTATTGAGGGCGTTCATCACAAGCAGGTCGCGCAGCAATATGAAAAGTTGTCAGTGACTCCCGGTTCACGGATCATTATCAATATGCCGCCGAGGCATACGAAGTCTGAATTTGCGAGTTACTTGTTGCCTGCTTGGTTGATCGGCAAAAATCCTTCTTTGAAGATTATTCAGACGACTCACACGGCTGAGTTGGCTGTACGGTTTGGCCGTAAGGTTCGTAATCTTATGGAGGAGGAGCGGTACAGGGATATTTTTCCAGATGTTGAATTACGTGCGGATTCAAAGGCGGCTGGCCGTTGGGAGACGGGTCAGGGTGGCGAATATTATGCTGCGGGTGTGGGCGGTGCGATTACGGGCCGAGGTGCTGATCTTCTCATTATTGATGACCCACATTCTGAACAGGATGCCTTATCTGAATCGGCTTTGGAGAACGCCTACGAGTGGTACACGTCAGGGCCCCGTCAGCGATTACAACCGGGCGGGTCTATTGTAGTTGTCATGACCCGGTGGTCCTTGAAGGATTTGACGGGTAAGTTGATCAAGGCCCAAGGTTCGGATGTCATGTCTGACCAGTGGGATGTTGTGGAGTTCCCGGCGATTTTGCCGAGCGGCAATGTTCTGTGGCCTGAGTTCTGGAAGAAGGAAGAACTGTTAAAGGTCAAGGCTTCGTTGTCCTTGGGCAAGTGGAACGCGCAATGGCAGCAGAATCCTACGGCTGAAGAGGGTGCGATAATCAAGAAGGAGTGGTGGAATGTCTGGGAGAAAGAGGACATCCCTCCTGTGAGTTATATTATGCAGAGTTATGACACGGCGTTTAGTAAGAAGGAGAGCGCGGACTATTCGGCGATTACGACTTGGGGTGTTTTCCAACCGGACGAGGGTGGTTCGGATCATATTATTTTGATGGACGCGCATCGAGGCCGTTGGGATTTTCCTGAACTGAAGAACAAGGCGTTGGAGGAGTACAACTACTGGGACCCTGACATGGTTTTGATTGAGGCGAAGGCGACGGGTACACCGCTCACGGACGAGTTACGTGCGATGGGGATACCTGTGGTGAACTATACGCCGTCCAAGGGCCGTGATAAGCACACCCGGATGCACATGGTGGCGCCGATTTTTGAGTCAGGGAAGGTGTGGGCGCCTGACATGAAGTTTTCGGAGGAAGTGATTGACGAGTGTGCGGCATTTCCTAATGGCGACCATGACGACTATTGTGATAGTATGTCGATGGCGTTAATAAGATATCGTAGAGGTGGATTCTTGCGCCTTGACAGTGATGAGGAAGATGACGACATCGTCTCTGGTCCAAGGCCACGGGAGTATTACTGATGGCCCAAAAGAAATTGCAAGACGACAGCAAGCACAACGAGCTCGACGTTGACGGAGACGGCGTGGTCTCCGACCAAGAGCTTGCGTTAGCGGAAGTTTTGGACAGGCATGAGAAGGCTGACGCCCAGCGGCGAATGGCTTGGGTGGCGATGCTATCTATGCTGGTGTTCACGGCACTGGTATTTTTGCCGATTTTCCCCGATACACGGATCAAGGCCCTATCGGATTTGTTTGGGCTTTTCTATATCGGAC